AGATTGGACAGCGCGGGCTCCCTATCGATACGAACTTGCTGGAAACTAATCTAAGCCAGATCAAGACCGCGCTCTTTGAAGCTGAGCAAAGTATCCCGTGGATCGAGAGCTACACGCCACTATCCCGCAAGGCGTTTAACGAACAATGCCGCAAACAGAATATCGAGCCCCCTGCGTCTCTTGCGCAAGACAGTGAAGAAGCCGATGCTTGGTTCGCCAAACACCAACAGGAGTGTCCTTGGGCCCGTGCTGTTCAGAACTACCGCCGCATCAATGCATTCCTTCGCAAGCTGGAAGCGTTCGACGCAGGCACGATGTCCGATAGCCGATACTACGGCGGTCTTATGTATTGCGGGGCGAACCCAACGGCTCGCTTCAGCGGCAGTGGTGGTAACCTGAACCTGCAAAACCTACCGAGAGAAGCTATGTTCGGAGTCAACTTCCGGCACATGATTAAACCGAAGGATGGCTACAAACTTATTGTGGTCGACCTTTCGCAGATTGAAGTCCGCACTCTTTGTTGGCTCGCGAAGGACAGAAAGGCTCTGGACTTGATCCGCGACTCCAAAGATATCTACCATGCGTTCGGTGTGTTGTTGGGTCTGCATGATCCGGCCAACGGCCAACTTAGGGACTATGATAAGGCACTACGGCACAAGGTGAAGTCGATTGTTTTGGGCTGTGGTTACGGCATGGGTCCTAACAAGTTCGCAGCCTTCAGCAACTTACCCCTCAACGAAGCGACGACAGCCGTAAAGACATATCGTGATAAAATGTCAACGGTAGTCAAATACTGGCGCAGTCTGGATCAGGATATGGCGATGGCGTATAGCCTAGAAGAACCCTTCGAGCTGGATCTTCCATCCGGAAGGTCTATGCGCTACGGCAAGCTCAAACGGATGAAGGAACTCGGTGGTATGAACCGTTTCCGCTATATTGGCAAGCTCGTCCGTAACGGACAGATGCGCGACTTTGCTATCTGGGGCGGATTTCTAACGGAAAATGAAAGCCAGGGGCTTGCGAGAGATATTTTCTCCGACATGATGATTCGGGTTGACGCTGCCGGATACCCTGTAATTCTCCACGTTCACGACGAACTGGTGTGCGAGGTTCCGGAAGGCGATGCTGAAAAGGCACTTGCTGAAATCCTAGCGATCATGCACACCCCTCCGTCGTGGATCCCAGACATCCCCGTTGCCGCTGAAGGAGAAATCTTAGACTTTTACACCAAATGAAATACCGTTACCTTAAAAACAACCGCGCCGTATCCACATCGTCAGCTGACGATTTATCCACAATGAACTTTAGCACCCCTACCTTTTCGTCCAAAGCGGAATATCGGGAGTGGTGCGCCAACGCAAACACAGACCATTGCTTTTACGCAATGACAGAAGGAGACAGCCCAAATGCAAGAATCAGTGAAGAGAACCCCGTTAATAAAATACATGGCTTTGTTGCCGACTTTGATGCTCCGGTTGACTGGCCTAAGGTCGACGAGATACTCAAGGTCCGCTGCGATGGGGGCTACATGCCAACATGGAGAAGCCGCACTCAATCCGGCTATATACGATTGGTATGGGAGTTTGATGCCGCTCTTCCGGTGGCTCCAGCCCTCGCAGACGCGTTTCTTAAACGTCTCTGCGATGCCCTCAAGGCTTCGATGCTTCTTGCAGGCTTCGACCGCACTAGCCTAAAGGCGTCTCAATACTTCGAGATTGGCAAAGAGTGGACCCGTATCGGGGACCAGATACCGATTAACTTTGCCCGCACGATCCTACTCAAAGCTGCGAACGACATCCCAATTAAGACTTCGGATACTAATGTCCCGCTGGATGAGGTAGCTGCTGAGGTCCTCCGGCGCTTCCCGAACCGCTGGAAAGGTGAGTTTGTTGTGGGCGCAAGAGGTCCTCTCTTTTGGGTGGATGATGGCATTGACCGTGACGGGTGCCAAGTCCGCGAGGACGGCATGATCTGCTACTCAGACCGTGCAGGCAAGGGCTTCGCATCATGGCGTGAGATCTTGGGCAAGAAATTCCTCGATAAGTTCGAGGAGAAGAAGCTGTCCAATCTTATCGATCAATACTGGTATAACGGCAAGAGCTTCTACAAAATCTTGGATGGCAGTCCCGCAGCTATCCCAAAGGACCAGCTTATTCTTGAGCTTCGTCGTGCCGGATTCTGCCCGAAGATGAAGAAGAACCAAACGATCTCCGAGATCGAACAGGCGATTCTCTCAATCTCAAACGACTGCCGCATCGAAGAGGTCGCTCCTGTCGTGTTCGCTAAAGAGCGAGTCGTGAGCTTTAACGGGCGCAAGATCCTCAACAACTGTCGGGCGATTCCGGTTCAGCCTGCGGACAACGGAGATCCCGCCAACTGGCCATGGATTCACCAGTTCGTCACGCCATTCTTTGCTGACGATGATAAGGGGGACTCAACGCTACCCTACTTCCTCGCATGGTATCAGCGACTCTATCTTGCGATCCTCAACCATCGGCTCGATCAAGGACAGCTATTCATCCTGCTGGGACCAACGGGACACGGCAAGACGCTACTGACCAACAAGATTATTGGAGCATCTGTCGGCGGGTTTAGTGACGCATCGGATTACTTGTCGGGCAAGACGAACTTCAACCGCGACCTGTGTGGCTCTGCGGCATGGGTAATTGATGACCAGACGGCGGCGGCAACTTATGCTGACCAACGTAAGTTCGTTGAACTCACCAAACGCTGCGTAGCAAACCCTCGTCTAGAGTATCACGCCAAGTATGCGGATGCCATCCCTTTGCCTTGGGCTGGTCGGGTTATGATGTCCCTGAACCTTGATGCCAATTCGCTGGCTGCGCTTCCTTCATTGGACAGCAGCAATAGGGATAAGATCATTGCGTTGCGGATCAATGGTGGGCATAAGGTAAAGTTTGGGTCGAACGATTTCGTGGAGAGCACGATTGCCTCGGAGCTTCCCTATTTCCTTAAATGGCTTATGGATTGGAAAGCACCACTTGAGGTAAGGGATTCCAGCCGCTTCGGGGTCAAGACCTACATCGACTCGTTTATCGAAGCAGCCGCCTACGACAACAGCTCGCGCTCCGCGATTGCAGAAATGGTGGAGTTCTTTGCTAAGAAGGTTCGCGAGTATACGGAGAAGTCCAAATGGCGCGGAACCCTTACCGAGTTTACCGTTGTCCTACACGAGTCCAACGGTGGGCGCAGTGTTGGCAATAGCAACAACCTTGAGTTTGTGCGTCGCGGGATGACCGTGCTCGAAGAAGTGAGCAAGCACAATAAGGGAATCCGTCCCGTCCGAAGCAGAGGAGACGGCGGCGGAAAGGTTTGGGAGATCGATCTATCCCAAGACTTCGATATTGATAAGGGCGAGGATTTTTAAAGCCCCAACCGCTTCTTCGTCAACTTAAGGGTTGGCGGATAAAGCTCTGATATAGGCAACGTGAACTCATCGGCAAAGGAAAGCTTTCCATCGCTGGGGTCCACGTTGCCTTTTGGCAGAAAGATAGCACGCTCCATAAACTCTCGGGCGGGCATCCAGCCAATAACGGTAGCCAGTGTCAGTTGCTGGTTACACCTAACGAAATAGTAAACATTACATTTGCTACACAGCTTTTCCTTATTACCCTCGTTACCGTAGATTCGGGCAACATAATGGGGTTCCGGCACTGCTGCGGCTTTGGTCGTCTTGACGTCGACCGTAACCCCATTGGGCAAGACGATATCGTAAGCGGGCATCGTTGTTCCGACACGCTCCCCCTTAATAAGTTCTTGGACGAGGATTTCCCCCATCATCCCAACCTCATTGCCTGCACCTCTTGTAATTGATTTATACAAGACCCCCATTTTTTTAGCCTCGGCCCGCGCTTGCTTTCGCTGCTCGTCGGAGGGTTTGATGATTTTCATTAGTAAAGTTGATACATACGGCTCTGCATGCCCGTGCCGTAGGGGTCGATGTTAAGGCGAGGGACTGCGGCACCCCTACTGGAGTTCGCCTCTTCCTCCATCAAAAGCATGCACTGGCTCCAATGGTATTGGGCTCGTTCAATATCCCCGTTGTCTTCCATCAGGCGACCCAAGAGGCCTTGCTTGATCGCTCCGATATTGCCAACATGGACAATGTCGTTGTCTTCACGAACAGGCTGGAACGCTCGCTTGCAGAGCACATGCACTACGGTGCTGCCATCGGTTGCGCCGTTGAGGCGGAACCTGCGATAGCGCGTTACTCCGCTGTCAGGTCCGACTGTTGCAATAATATTATTGGGCTCAATAGTTCCTGCATAAATATCATAAGCAATTGAAAGCCCCTCAAAATGAATACTTACGATACTAGACACTGGCTCGTCGAACTCAAAGAAAGGAGCGCCATTATTGGGTAAGAGCGCGGGAGCAAAGAGTCTAGAGGGATCCCCGCCCAAGCCCACTAAAGATACAGAGCTGCCATCGGCAGTGGAAAAGTAGGGAGGTATTGCGGCAGATGAGTAGACACTACTCACGGAAGGAGCAATTGGAAAAGCCATAGTGGGCTCCACAAGAAGCTGCTTTGTCGGTGTGTAACCCGCATCGATCAAACCCCATTGGATAGTGGCATTATTA